TATATTAAGGTAATCAATGAAAATAATATCAGGTCTAAATGACTTCTTAAGTGCAAGTTCATTAAGAAGTGCCTTAAAGTGTCCACTGTGTGCAGATGCTGTAGGATATTCTTTAATTATAAGAGACCCCTGAGTTTTTTTGGCAATGTTTGTTACCTTATTCTCAAACATCACCTTAGGAAGATCTGTGATTTCCTGAATAGGAACATTCAATAAGTTTGCGTCAATTCGTTCAGCAATCTTTTCTTCTGCCATCTCCATTGTAATATAGAGAACGTTCCGTCCTTGGAGCAGCACGGAGCTAGCAACATGGCACATGAATAGAGACTTGCCGACACCCGTACCAGCAAGCGCGATGTTAAGAGTCTTAGGAGGTAAACCACCTTTAGTGATTTTGTTGAAATACTCAATGTCGAAGGGGATTTTTTCCTCCTTCCTGTGATAGTACTCATATCTTTCTTCGTAGTTGAATAGGTAATCGTGACCAATGTTATTATCAAATGAGACTGCTAGAGCATCAGAAAGGATACTAGGAATAGCATCACGATTCTTCTTCTCGTCTTGGCCATCAGCAATCTGAATGGAATCCATGAGTGCAAGATAGATTGCACGATCACGACACCATTTTTCTGTAGAGTCAACTAACCACTGATATTCGACTTCAACATTATCCAATCCTTGAATGATTTCTCTCGATTGTTTAAAAGTTTCATCAGTCAGATTAGTGTTCTTATCTAACTCAATATGCAATACTTCCTTTGTCGGAAGTTGATTGTATTGCTCCATGAATGACTGAATTTCTAGGAATACAGTCTTCTCGCTATTGTCTTCAAAATACTCAGACTTAATAAAAGGTAGAACCTTCCTAGAGTAATCTTCATTATTGATCAGACATTTCAAAATCAAAAATTCAATCTTTTCCATTACTTATAGTGAAGGTATGTGCTCAGGATGTATTTTGGGCCACTGATAGGTGGTTTGCCGTTATGAGGAAACATCCACATTGGAGGGAACACTAGTAGTTTCCCAGGTTTTGGCGGAATTGTCAATCCCTCAAAGTTGGTTTCTCCTCCTTCTTTTACACCATTCAGATACCACAAGAATGCCAAGTATCTTCTGGAAGATCCATGATCCATGACATCCACATGAGTGTCAAATTCATCTTTACCATTGCACTCATACTTCTTAATTCTAAAGAATTCCATATTATGAGAATCTGGAAAACATCTAGAATCAATGAACTTATAGTATTGGTTCTTGTACTTCTTTACGATAGAAACTAAAGACCGATGAATACTACTGTATTCTTTATTATCGTTATGAATATCAGTAAAATTCAACTGAGTAAAATTAGGCCTCCTATCATTATCAATTCTCTCATGATGTTCTTTATTTGCCTCATATATTTCAATGAGATCTTCACATGTCTCAACAGTAAGAGAATCTGAATAGATCTTAATTAGATCATTCAGTTTAGCCGCCATAATTAAACTCACTCCTTGCAATCACATCAAGTTTCTCCATTACCTCTGGAGTAAAGTATGTTTCAGGATCTTTATAGATTGCCTTGGCATAGACTTTCTTGCCATCTATCTCATAACGACCTGCCACATTTTTCCACAGACCTCCCAGTTCACCCAACTCAAGTAGACCATAATATCGATCGAGACCACGCTCATCGTAATAAAGACGCACCGTAACATCCTTGTTCTCCTTACTTAAACGCGACTTAGCAGTCTTTGCTTTGATAAGATTTCCAACGATTTCCGTTCCATCCTTTTCTTTCTTTTTGCTGAGATGGATGATTGTAGAAGCAGCATACTTGAGTCCACTACCTCCTCCCATTTCTTTAGTTGGAACATAAGCACCGATGACATCATAAGTGTGATTAGTAACGATCATAGGGATGTTAGCTTGTCCCAGTTTCAGAGTCAACATCCTGAAAGCACCCTTGATAAGCTGAGATTTGGTCATGTCCCGAACCTGCTTTTCGTTAAGTGCGTCAGTAATCTCCTTCTCTGTAGACAGCATACCCAAAGAGTCTAATACAAACATGCATGGTTTGCGCTCATCTTCAGGTTTTTTTAAATAAATGTCTACTGCCTTCAATGCTTTGCTACGGAACTCCTCAACTGTCACAACATTGACAACAACAGTTCGCTCCAGATCTACCCCACGACTTGAGAGTAGAGACTTATTAACAGCGGCTTCAGTGTCAAAATATAGACAATAACCATCGGGATTGCTATCAAGGAAATTTTTAACGACAGCGAGGCTGAAGAAAGTTTTTCCAGTACTAGACTCCCCAGCAATGGCAGTAATCTTATTCCCAGATACACCGCCAAATATAGACCCTGAAACAAGTCCGTTAAAAATGTACGAACCTGTATCCACATAGGTTTCTGATTCATCGATGTCTGCTGCGAGTTTAGTAAAATCGTCTCCGATTTCTTTTACAATGTCTTTTAGGAAGTCCATAATTTAGAGATTAAATCTTTTTAGGTCAGAGATTCTATTATTTACTCCAGATCCAAGAGTAAAATTAATATTAAAAGCAATGGTTATTCGTTCGTCATCAGTCATTTTTTCTTTGACCTCATGATAAAGATCTGCACGAATCAAAATCATTGTCTTTTCTATTCCATCATATTCTACACTATTTTTTCCCATATGAAAAATAGTAGGATCTTTTGATTTGTTTTGGCAATAAATGACTCCAGCAATATCACATGGGGGATGTATATGTGGTTTATTTCTACTTCCCATTTTCGCAAAATTTATCCACATGTCATATCCATCCGAATGCCAAAACATATGACGACTATGCATTACTGTTGATCTATAAGCTCCATCTAAATTTTTTTCAGGAGAATTAAATCCCAGATGAGTACAATATTTTTCAGATACTCTCAAAATCCAAGGAAATAAAAATGATTTTTGAATCAAATGAGTAGACACATTACACTGATATTCATTACCATTATCAATGTTGCGATTATATCCAACATTGATATGCTCTTTCAAATAAGAAAGAGGATGATCTTTAGTTCGTTTCCCCTCTTCAACAATTTCTCCAATCTCTTCCCATATAGGATTAGGAATATCAAATACCAGAATAGGCCATCCTTGTTTTAATAGTTTAGGTTTTGTCAATTCCATCTCAAAGTATTCAAATATTCTAGCACATTTTTACGAACATCCATTAGTTCGTGATAACATTTTTGATTGTGAGCACACTGCCTAAGTGCAGAATCTGGTTTATGAACAGATTCGATAAAAATGTCAAGTCCTCTATTCCATTTGTCCTGTTTTGACTCGCCGTCGTTAATTACATACTGATCCTTCATGAGAAAAATAACTCCAGATTTACAGTTTTTTCGACCGACCATCCAATCGCATCGAGAATTGCTTTAAGTGGATCTAGAAAACCTTTCTCAAATTGAAGTTCATGATCAATGTATTTGTTTATTCCCACTTCACTGGGAAACTCTTGTATAAAAGAGAAAACATTTTCATGAATCGGATTCGGAAGTTTAAGATAGCAGAATTTGATCTTCTCGCCATTCTTAATCAAAGAATATTTATTTGTGAGTTTCTTGTCCTTGACATAGTGATTATAGAGAAGAGATCCCCTAACATGAATAGGTGTTCCCTTTGCATAAATGGACGAATGGGATTTATGCTTGACCACATCTGAAACTGTTCTGGGGAAAGCAATCTCCTCAGGACTCATCTTCTTAAACTCATCTCTTGATTTATCGATAAATCGAATCACATCCTCTTCAGTTCCAGTCATCACAAGTTTGAGTCCATCCTTAATCATCTTCCTACATGGTGCAGGAGTAGATGATTTTACGGCCTCAATGCCCATGATCTTAAGTTTGGGTTCTTCATATCGAACACCCTCGCTATCCCATACATTCAAGATATAACGCTTCTTAGCAGTCCAAATGCCGCGATCTGCGATATTCTCTCGCTTCATTTGCATTTTTTGGTCGTATGCCGAAACATACGATGCCAATTCCTGATAAGACTTATCGATAAAAGGTTCCAACTTTTCTTGGCAGATCTTGTCAAGTAAGGAAACAACTGCTGTTTTGTCGCTAGACTTAGCAGCAAGAAATTTATTAACAAGAGGTCCGAGATTAAGATAAATTGAATCGGTGTCAGATGCGATGACATAATCGACCTTATCCGTTTGCAACAGGTTATTTAGATAACCATTCATCTTATTCTCAATCCAACGGATAGAAACTTGACCAGAAAGCGTAATCGCCTCCGCATTGTCCAATTTGTAGTACCTAAAATACTGATTACCGATGGCACCATAAGCAGAGTTGAGCTGGATCTTTCGAGCCATCTGAATATTGTTGCATCGAGCAATCTCTTTCTCAAGTGCCTTAGTTGGAGTCTTTTCATATTCTTGTTTAGCAATGAGCATCTTCTTCTTGAAGATTTTGCGCTCATTATAGATGCTTTCCATCAATTCTGGCAGAAATCCACGGACATCCTTTCGATACATGGCACCATTGGCACATACCGCATTGTCCTTATACATCTCAAATGTTATCTCTTCATTAAGTATTCGATTAACGCTGGCTGTCGGATGCTTTTCTTCCAGTAGGGTTTCTGGAGAGATATTATATTGCATGATAAGGTGAGGATAAAGACTGTTAAGGTCAAAGCTAACCACCCAATCATACTTTCCAGGAATCGGTTCCTTGACGTAGGCACCTGCGTACTTTTCATCTTTCTTTGCTCCTTTCTTCGGAGGGACCACAACGTTTTTACGTTTGAGGTAATTATAGATGATATTATCCCACATGCGTACCTGATAGAACACATCAGCGTAATTTACCTTAGCATCATATGCCATGGTAATTGCGAGTTCAATCAGTTTCATCTTGTCTTCCAAACGGTCAACAAGTTCTACGTCAACAATATTATAGTCTACAAACTTCTTCCAATTACCATTGTAGAAATCCTTGAAAGTATCAAACTCAGAGTGATCGAGTTTCTTTTGGCCAAGTTCTACATTGGCAATGTGATCCAAACGATATGACTCTTGATTGGTATAAGTAAACTTCTTATATAGTTCTAGGTAATCAAGTTGAGTAACACCTGCAATATCACAAGTCTTGTTTGTACGACCAGAAATTACAACTTCTCTTTCGCTCACATAATTCCATGGAGAAAGTTTTCGTGCTTCTTTGTCTCCAAGAACTCTCTTCAGACGACCATAAATGTATGGCATATCATAAAACTGAATGTTCCATCCAGTAATAATCTCAGGAGTATTGTTGTCCCAATAACTAATAAAGTTTGCTAGAAGCTCAACTTCGGTGGGGCAATGAATATACTTTACATTATCCTGAGAAGGAGTATATGGTCTCCTACCCCAGGTAATAATCTTTTTAGTTGAATAGTTCTGAATCGTAATCGTCAACATCTCTTCAGAACAAGAATCGACATCTGGGAATCCTTCTTCAGCAGAAACCTCAATGTCAATAGTAACAAGTTTGATCTTCTTGATATCAAACTCAATATGCTCTTGTGGATAGTTATCCGAAATATATTGATTTACATATCTCTCATTTCCATAAATTTCAAATCCCCTAACATCCTCATACTTTTTATAAAACTCTTTACAGTCTCTTACAAATCCAGGTTGAATTGGTTCTACATATTCACCTTCCAAAGTCTTGTACTTTGACTTTTTATTTGATTTTACAAAGAGAGTTGGTTTGTATTCTTCACGAGTGATAAATGACTTCCCGTTTTCATATCCACGAACAAGGAATTCATTACCGACCATTTGGACATTAGTATAGAATCTCATTTAATCAGTTTTTGGTATTTCTCAAGAATGGTTGGTTTAGGATCAGTCAATGTAAGAATTTTATCAGAATGCATCATAAAAGTATTCTGACTTGTATAATCAATTAACCAAGGACAAAGATTTCCATCAGAATCGACAACAAATGGTTCAGTCAGTTTACAATCTGGCCCACCAAGATCAGTAGAAACTTCTTCAATCTGTGCCACCAAAACCAATTGGTTCGTCAGTACCAACATTTTCACTTCCATCTTCTTGTTCCTCGTACTCTAGAATGTCTTTTTTGAACATGTTTTTAAGTGCCTCTACAGGTTCCACAAGTGTCATGACAACATCAAATGGAATGGGAATAGTATCATCCTCAGAGAGAGGCATCCAAGGACTCAGGTTGATCTCAACGCCTCCCACTCGTTGCTGACTCTCGTAACCATAATCTTCTTCATCAATGGAAGAATCATCTTCCTGAAGTTCTCGAAGTTCCTCATCACTAAGTTCCTCTCCAAGTTCCTCATCAACACCAGGACCAAAACTAAGAGTGTCTAACTGATCAGTTTCTTGTCCAACAAAAACCAAACAGGGCCTGGTAAGGAGATATCCATATGGTTTATCTTTGATGATTGCATTTTCAACGTCTGCAACAATCCTTTCTCCGGATTTCAAACAAAGTAGTTTAATTGCCATAGTTCTCTGTAATCAAGGTTATTATACCAATAAAAAAGAGGGGCGTCAACTGGATTTGGCCAGTTGCCCCTCCGTCTGCGACGACGATATTCAGTTTTATTTATTCAATAAGGAAGAAATAATTCTTCTTCTTTTGATTTTGGTGTTAGTTTGTATGCTCCAATTGCTGTTGCGGTAAGGACTGAGAACAGTGCGAATAGTGCCATTATAGTGTCGTAAAATAAAAGGTCTCTATACTAGGGGGACCATTAGGGAAATGCACTCCCAAGGACCCCATTGAAAAAAAGAGTCATTGCGGTCCCAATTGTAAGAGTGGCGGCTGTAAGATTCATAAGTCGTCCTCCATAAGTACGAAATTATTTATCAATTATGTATCACTATGATACAAAAATCTGTATCAAGGACGACTAATATAAAGATATTGTTAGAAAATCAAAACCAATCTTTGCGTTTATGTGCTTCAGGAACTACTTTTCCAAGAACGATACTCAGAAGCCCATCTTCAAAATCAACTGATCTAACTTCCGTGTCATCAGAGAGCGTCCAGGCTCGTGTAAACGACCGTTGAGCCAAACCCTTGTGCATGTAGTTAGTTTCTGTCTCTTTATCCTCTTTTTGACCTTCGATAAAGAGTTTACCATCTTGTGTGTAGACATAGACTTCTTTTTTCTTGAATCCTGCTAGAGCGATTTCCAATCTTGACTCCACATTATTTACAGAAACTAGATTATACGGAGGGTAGTTTGATGTTGTTTCGTGAAGATTGAATAATCGATCAAAGTATTCATCCATTCCAATAGAATTTTTTGCAATTCTGTCCATCAACTGAGACAGATCAGCAGCAGTATACCTTGTTAGGTTTCCCATGATTCTTAGCTCCTTTAAAAGCGAGTTTGTATTGTGTGGACCCTTTCGGCATCCATAAGTATATATTAACACAAAACATAAAAAAAGGGGGTGTTGCCACCCCCACCTTTTTATTCGGTTTACTCTTCCACTTTTTTCTTCTTACCGATATTGTATTTCTGCTCCAAGGCCCATTCAGATTTTTCTTTGTATGCAAGAACTTTAATCTGATTCAATGGTGCAATATCAGTGATATTTTCCTGAGTTAAGACCGTAACCAAACCCCAATCTTGAAGAAGTTTGATAATTCTATTTCTACGCTGAACATCATTCACAGTGATATTTGCATGTTTGCCATCCAGAGCAAACAGTTCCTTAAAGTGAACAATGTAATACTTTCCTTGCTTATGCAAGATGTGACATGACTGATAGAGTTTTTTCTCTTTCCTAGAAGCAACTCCGATTCGGGTCAAAGTCTCTCTGACCTTGAGAAAATCATCAGGTTCATCCAGACTCACCTCAATCATTTTATCTTGAGACCAACTTACTTGTGGTTCCACACTATTCATTTTAATCCTCCAACATCAAATTTAGATCTGATAAATGCAATTTGCTCTTTTGATAAAATTTTCAAAGCCTGGGATGCTTTTTCATTACTATAACCATAATATTTTTTAATAAGGTCAAGGTCATCAATTTTATCCTTTCGTAACCAGGGAGAGAATCTCCGTTTGGTTCTCACAATATTTATAAAGAAATCATATTGTAATTTTTTATCAATGAAGTGATTCTTGTTCATTTCATTGGCAAACATAATGCAGTCAATATGACCTGACATGCATTTATTGATGATGTATGGGGGATAGTCTTTTTCTACTGATGGATCTTCATCTATCAGATTCTTTTTAGTTTGGTTGATTGAATTGAGCCAGTCTTTGAGTTCCATTATTTAAATACAGCAGTAACACTAACAACATTTGCGCCAGGATTACGAGCAAGTGCAACCTTTTTTGCATCTTGATAATCCCTAGCAATCACTTCCTCTTTAAAGACAGTTCCTGCCTTATACAAGGTCACTTCACACTTCATCGGATAATTTGAATATCATCATCATCTGTCCAGAGTTCAACTTTGGTTCTGAACCTACCTTCTTCCTTGAGTTTGTTGTATCTCTTTGTTGCTTTCTTCTTCCACCAGGCAATAATGTTCTCAAGATGAAACTTATCCCAATTAGGGCCACGCAAAAGTTCATCCTGCTCACCAAGAATTACTTCACGAACATTGGAGTAACCATATTCACAAAAGTAAGTTCTCTTCTTTTGAGTCAAAGCAAGTGCGGCACTAACAACTGTATTGAATTCTTCCAGTTGAGAATTCATACCATATTCCTTCATAGAATTACGAAGAATAGAAATCATCTTTGTTTGGCGCTTCATCTTCTTTGATGAAGCACGATTGTCAGTAAGAGGAGTATTGTTATTTAAAACAGTAAAACGATCATGAAGACGATGAAATGCTTCATCATGGAGCAAAGGGAGGAACTTACTTTCAGTCAATCCCTTGTATCTCATGAATGGTTTAAGGCCGTCATACTGTGAGGCATCCGTAGTAGACCCGTAGAGAGATGTGGTTTCAAAGAGGGCAATGTCCTTCTCAAATACCTTGTTCAGCGTCTCACGGGCAAAATGAGAGCAGCACAGGAGGGCAAGGAGTTTACCTCCAAGATAGTTGTATCCAAATGGTTGAGAGGGAACAATGACAAATCCCATCGCCGCATGACGATTAAAGATAGAAAGATTTGGTGCTTTGCCCAACCAAAGATTCCTAGGTTTTGAATTGATTGTTGGTGATCCAAATCGGATAAACCCTAAGAGAGTATTTGTGTTCCTTTCATAAACCATCCAACGCAACTCACGACCAGGAATATTCGACTCATTGTTATGAGAAGAAACTGCTCTTAGAAGAGTATTGTAATGATCTTGAGGAACCGAATGTTGAAAACGATCGCCAACAAATTTGATATCAAACTCCATATCATTGGGATGAATATCCTCATTGAAGAACTCACCGTGCAACGGAAATAGAGTGCTAGTAGTCTTAATAACTTCCTTTTTCACATACCGCAAATAGTCCTCAATATTCTGCATACGCGAGAAATATTGAATAAACTCATCTGTGGCCCATAAAGTATCTTTTTCAGGAATTATCATTATTTCAATGCTGCCGTTAAACCCTCAGTTAATCTTAACACAGAATTAGCCATAATACGATATCCTGTACCAACATAGACCTGGCCCAGGAGAACGAACAATGTCATAGCACTCCAGAAGTAGTAATACATTCTGGACTTAGATTGTCTAGATTTTTTCATGATCACAAAATAAGTTTCTTTTCTTCTGGAGTAACTAATTTACTTCCATAGATTTCATTATATTTCTTAGAGATTCCAGAGTCAACCTCAGCCATGTAAACAACATGGTTGCGTGACATCGTAATCTCTGGTTTTTCTTTATCAATTACTGTAGCCCAGGGAGCAAATCCTACAGATCCAGTCTGAGTAGGAAGAACAACTAGACCATTTTTTACGGTAATGGTGGTTTCATCCTCAGAAACATATTCTGCGATGATTTCTTCACCAGTTACGATACGAAATAGTTTTACATCAATCATTTGAATTCACACTCCACCATAATTTCGGTTAAACAAGCAAGCATATTTATCTCTTGATCCGCCACGAATGCTGCTTGATACTGATACTTAGCAAGAACAAGCACAGCAGAAGGGATACTATTCGGAACCAAGGAATCATAAAGAACATCGTAAATACGACGCAACAGGATAGCAGTATCATTATCCAAATTAGATACGATCCACTTCCGTACTTCTGGGAAATTCTTTTCCTTAAGGTTTTTAATAAGTTCATTTACTGCGAGCTCCGTAAACGACGCAAGAATGCCCGTGTCAATCTGACCACCCACCGAGTATCGTTGACACTCATTGAGGACTCGTCGCCAGTCTGGGAAGTGTTTGTTGATAAGTTCGACAAGGACTTTGTTGTCGTACTTGATTCCTTCTGCATCGAGAATTTGTTGGATTCGTTTATAGAAGGCTGCTGCAATCGCTGGTTTTTGCTTTCCCCCAATTCCGAATTCAACCACTGCGCAACGGGAATGAAGTGGTTCGATAATTTTGTTTTTAAAGTTGCAAGTGAAGATGAATCTGCAGTTGCCACTAAACTCCTCAGTAAACGCCCGTAGGAGGAGTTGTACATCATTGGTTGTGTTATCTGCCTCATCAATGATGATG